GAAATACCGCTATCGCTTGTTGTACTTGATGCCGTCAAATCAAAGAATTTTACTAACTCTGTTTTGTCCGCTTTCCCACTCAACCCACTATCAATATAGTCTTTCGTGTTAGTAGCAGAACCGCTTTGGATTGGAAGCATATCAGCCGTATTTATCGTGCCTGATACTAACTGTTCGTTTCCGTTTTCGTCTATGTAAATCTGTTTTGCCATAATATCACCGCCTTAAATATAATAAACCGCCACATTACAAGTAGTATTATTTGCAAGTGTATTTTTCAATTGCACATTTATTGTGTTTATATCTGAAAAATAAAATTGCATAGGCACAACGGCATCACCCGAAATAATTATGCCCGTAACAATTCCATATACGGCATTGTTAACAGTTATTGCTAATGTATTTATTCCACTTGCCGTAACCGAAATTGAAGATTGATTTACAACCTTTGGTGCAAAGTTGCTCGTGTTCGCTTTACTGTCAATCGCTTGCTTTACTGTAACACCTGATGAATACTCAATATCGCTTGCGGTTGGGTTTAGGTTTGGTGCGTCTGTAATGACAATATGCGTGTTAGCGTATGGGGTAAAGTCAACAATAGCGTTATACTCCGCTTGTGTCATTTCTATTGTAGTAGGCTTTGCTACCCACTCGTTGCCATCATAACGCAAACTGTCGCCACTTGCCTTGCCCGTTGTGTCAACATCGTTCAAATCGTCAAGGTTGCCAACTGTGGAAACTGTGCCGTTTACCCATTTTGTCCCGTCCCAAACTAACGCTTCGCCTTGTGCCTGACCGCTTATATTGACATCTGAAAGGTCGTTCAATTCGTCAGGAATAGGAAGGTTGTCTAACGCTGTTTTAACACCTTCCGAAGTGACCGCAAACCCCGTGCCGTGTCCGACTGTCGGGACGGAATCGAAGACAACGGAATCGGAATCGTATTGTTCGGCTACGGCTAACGCGATTTGTGTCTGAAGATTATCAACGAAGGATTCTGACGGGTCGCCGTTTTCCAACGGGTCACGGGAAACGTCAATCAGGAACGGAAGTGTTGCGATCGTGACGGAACCCTTTACAATCTGTAATTTTGCGTAACTTACACCGTGAACGGCGGTCAACTGTTCCACCGTGTCAACGTCAAGGGAACTTGTTCCCGTGTTCGTTACGGTAAGGGTGACAACGTGTCCGTCCGGTTTCCTTGAATTGACTGTCAGCGTTTCGGTGCCGTCCAGAACATAAACGGATTCACCTTCAAAAAGGTCAATTCCGAATTGCCTTCCGTCGTCATACTGTGAAAGGTGAACAATCGGCGCAACACCTGACGGAATCAGATTCAGCTTGATTCGTTCCATAATCTTTTAACCCCCTAATTTGGTTATTTTTTCTTCAAGAACTTTGATTCGTTCTTCTTGCTTTTTGATAACGTCCTGAAGATAAGGAATCATTTCAACGTAATTGATCGAAGCGGGCTTTCCTTCTTCTTCAGGTGTGACAAGGTTCGGAAGAACTTTTTCCACGTCTTCAGCAACGAATCCGCGTTTGTTCGTTCCCTTCGCTTTGTCCTTAAAGTCAAATGAAACCGCTTGCAAATCCAGAATCTTTTCGGAATCTTCAATCGGTTTTATATTGTCTTTAACTTTGCGGGATGACGTTTGCGTCAGCGAAACGCAAGTAATATTACCCGTATGACCCAAAGCGTAAATTGTCGGGGTGCCGTCGGACTTGAACAGATAAAGAACACCGTCTTTATTTCCACTTCCCGTTGATAATTGCGCGGAAATATTATTGTTCGTATAGTTTCGCAAATAAAGGTTTCCACCGTTTGCGTCAGCATATAACGAAGCGGGTCTTTTTGTCCCGTCTTTGAAATACAATTCCCCGCCGTATGTCGAAGCGTTCAGCGTTACGCGATCGGTTCCGGAACCGTTTCGTAAGTTCAGGAAACCGCCCGTGTTTGAAGCATACATAAATATACAATTTGTAAAAGCGCCCAAACCCGCGCCGATTCCTAACGTCAGGGATGAAGTTCCGTCGGTCGCGTCAAGCATTGCCCGCGATTTGCCTTGACTGTTTATGTCGTCGCATTGAATCGTAAGTCTTGAATTGTAATTACTTCCCGTCAAGGTTGCATAAGTTAGTAAGTTCAAATGCGCTTCCGTCGGTCTGGAATGACCCATTGAAGCATATATTGTGTCATCCGATTCGATAAGGTCAAACGAAGACAAGGCTTTCAGGTTCAAAAGCCTTGCAACACCGTTCGTCATATTGATCGTTGAATTGCCTTGTGTATCGGAAAGAATACCCGCCTTGATTAAATTAGCGGACAAGGTTCCCGCCGTTATTGCTGAAGCGTTGATTTTTCCGTCGGCGGTCAAAGCGACCGTGTCGTATGGTCCGGCATAAGAAGTCGCATATCCCAACCCGTTTTTGTTCCACCGCCAAATTTGCGACGCGGTCGAAATGTCGGGTGTATTCATTATCAGGATTTCGTCAGGCTGTCCGTCGTTGTCGGAATCGTGGAAGACGACATAACCGCCCAAATTACCCGTTATCATTTGCGTTGCGTCAGATATACTTTGCGCGACTTCGTTTTTTGTCGGAACATTTACGATTTTCTTTTGAACTGTTGAAATCGTGTCTGAAATCGTTGAAACCGCGTCCCCGAAGGTGTTCGAAGAATATCTGTCAGCCAATACGTCCCACGTTGCGGAAACGCATTTTGCCGAAGCGGTGATTCCCAAAGCTTCAAAATATATTTTGACCGTGTCGCATAAGTCGACACGTTCTTTCAAGTCCCCTGATTGCGCGAAATTCAGCGTGATAGAATTCTTCATATTTACCATTGAAGAACGGTTCGCGGTGACGTAACGCGTCGCAAGGGTGTTTAACTGTGTTAATACGGGCGTGGTGTCATTCCACACAATCCCGTCGGTGAAATCCATTGCAAGCTTTCTGTCGACATTCAGGGAAAGACCCGTCGGAACTTCCGCGCCCGTTATCGCGTTGTTGTTATCGGGGTTGACTGCATACGGGACAATCGCCGTGACAAGGTTTTCGAATGAAATTTCTTGCGAAAGTTCAGTTAAATTCTTCCCGTAACGAATAGTCGTTCCGCGATCGGTTCCGCGTGAAGCAAGCAAAGAGCAAGTGAAATTGTCATATTTCCATTCACCGCCGTAAATATCAAGAAGACTTCCCGTCTTCCCGCCAAACCACGAACGAGTTGAAGCGGGAACGTCAGTCTTGAATGTTCTGGATGACGAAATGTCGGTTTCAACCATGAAATTACCGCCACCCTGATTCGTTATCGCCTGAACGGTCGCCAACGCGTCAAACGTCAGTATTCCAGCGGGAAGAATCTTTCCCGAAAGGTCATAGGAAATGTGTTGCGCGTTGACTTCGAACCTTCCGTTCATTGCCTTTCCGACTTTATAGATTCGGAACAACTGCGGGTTGTCGGTGTAGTTCGGTTTTGCTTTTATTATGCGGTTGACTTCGATTTCTTCAGCGTGGATTCCACCGACCGCATAAGAAAGCGTTAATTCATAACTTCCGTTTCTTTCTTCCGTGACTTCACACGAAAGACAATCTGTCAGCGAACCGATTCCGTAATCGTTCGGAACCGTGCCTTCAGTAACGGCATTATAAAGAATCGGAATCATATTTATTCCCCTTTATATCGTATAGAATCGCGGTGTGATTGTGACCTTTGAAACCGTTCCCGTAATTCCGATCGTGTTTGTACCGGATGAAATCTTCGGGAATGTTCCTGAAATGAATGAATTTCTGTTTTCTGACGGTAATCTGTAAGCGTCTAATCGGTCGCAATCAATATTGATAAAGTCCGTAATGTTCGCAACGATTGCCGTTCCGCTAATATTGAACGTAACAACCCCCGAACCTTCAATGTGAATCAGGGGTTTTGCGTCAAACATTGTCGGGTTGAAGATAGAATCGCCGTTCTGGACTTCGATTTCTTGTTCGCCCGACTTCAGGAACCTTTCAGGTCGACAAGTGAAAGTCAATGTCGTTTCACCGTAAGTCATAAGTTCATTTGAAATGTTCCCGCTTCCGTTGTAGTAAGCAAGACGGAACACGTCAGGTTCGAAGGAATCTTCCAACCGCTGATAACCCGATTTCGAATAAAGCCAAGCTGAAACCGCGTTGACTTTATCCGCTAAATCGTTGTTTTCTTCAGCAATCCAAACTTTATAAGAACGCGTCACGTCATCAAAAGAACCGTCCTGAAAGATTATGGAACCGTTTCTTCCCTGAACATTGAACACGTTCGAACGCTTTGTCGGTTTGTCGAATGACGGGGCTTCACTAACGACAATGCCATAGTCAGATGAAGACCCGCCACCGTATACAATCAAGCCACGCTTGTTTGTAAGTTCATTTATGATATTAGGCATATACAGAACCCTTTCTTCGTGTCATATTGTCAAGTTTGACCGCGATAACTTCAGCAAGGTCATTTATGTTCTGACCTTCCGCACCGTATACGTTGATTGAGATTGAACCGCCGTTAAAATTGTTGACTTCAGAACCGGACAACGTCGAAGCTTGCGCCCCGTATGTCGTGACTTCCGCAGTCATTGAAGCGGTCAATCCGTCGGTTGCGTTCAACATATCTTCCTGAACAGAATCCATTCCGTCGGAAAAGCCTTCGTCAAGACCTTCGGCAAGATAACCGCCGATTTCAGCGAATACCTTTGACGGCGAATGAATCCCGAAGGCTTTCTTGACCGTCGAAACAATACTGTTCGCGAATCCTGAAACCTTGTCGACAACCCAATCAATCATATTGGAAATACCGTTCCAGAACCCCGCAATAAGATTGTGTCCCATTGCTTTTGCTTGCGCGGGTAACTGTTTCAAAGTGTTCAGAATGTTATTGACAAAGTTCTTTATATTGTTAATGACATTCGAAATGTTTGTTTTGATCGCGTTGAAACCGTTTGCAAAATTGGTCTTCAGGTTCGTAATAAAATTACTGACACCCGTTTTGATATTGTTCCAAAGCCCGACAATAAAGTTCTTTATATTAGAACCCCAATTCTTGACCGTGTTAATGACATTTGTCAGACCTTGCACCACAATCGGGACAATCCAATCAAGGAACATTACGACAAGGTCAGACAGATTGTCGACAAGACCAATTACGAAATCAATGAATTCAGGAACGCAATTTACAAGGGCGACAAAGATTGCGCCCACAAGTTCCATTACGGCACCGACTAACATCATAATTGTGTCAGGCTCTAACAATGCGTTCACGACTTCACCAACGATTTTAACAATCGCGGGTAAAAGAACGGGTAAGATTTGGGCGAACTGTTCCACGATCAGAACCACAACCTGAATTATTCCCTGAATAAAGGATTCAATGTTTCCGTCTTCGGAAAGCCAATTCACAAGGGACATTACAAGCTGAAACAATGACGACGTAATAACGGGCAATGCCTGAAATAGAGCCGTAAATATTCCCTGAATTCCCGAAATTATTGACGGCATTAGTGAAGGCAATAACGAAGTTAATGTCGTGATTGCTTGAATCGTTATTGAAAATAGTGTCTGAACTAATGACGGCAACATAGGCGCGAAGCCTTCAAGCAAACTGAAGATTAGCGTTTGCGCCAAACTGAAGAATTCAGGCGCAAGCGCGGTCAAATCCGAAATGACACCTTTGATTCCTTCCTGAATGTCACCGATTCCCGATTTGTCACCGCTGAACACCTTTGCCAATCCGTCCATTGTCTTTGTAACTGACGGAAGAAATTCGGACATTAGGTTCTTTTTAAGTCCCGAAAACGAAGTTTCAAGGTTCTGTAAGGAATCGGCATAACCCGCCGAAGCTTTGACCGCTTCATCCGACATTACCCCGCCCAATTCGTGAACCTGATTTCGAAGGTCTTCCGTTTCTTCAGCGGACATATTGAACAATGCGGTCATTTCGACGGATGAACGACCTAAAAGCGATTGAGCAAGAACGGTTCGTTCGGATTCGTCTTCAACGCCTTGCAATCCGGTTATAACCGCGCCGAATAATTCTTCTTGTGACATTGACGCGATTTGTTCAGCCGAAAGTCCCAACGCTTCAAACGCGTCGGAACCGCTTTCAGCTTGTGCAGTCAATGTCTTCATTGCGGTTTTCATTCCTTCAACGGATGAACCCGCGTGCTGAAGAATGAAATCCCATTCCTGATAAGCTTCAGCGGAAATGTGCATTTTCTGTGATTCTTTGTCGACCGTGTCGCCGTATTCGGCAACGTCACGGGTTGCGTCAATGAACGCTTTTCCCGTAGCAACCGCGCCCGCAGTTATTGCGGTCATTGCACCCGCAACGATTCCCGCAGTAGCCTTCAAGCCCTTTGCCAAAGATTCGCCGAAATGCTTTCCCGATTCTTCGCCCGCCGTTTCGCTTGCGGGTGTCGTTATTCCCGTCAGTTCGCTTGTAATGGTCGACTGTGAACCTTGCATTGAAGGAACGATCGTGACGTAAGCCCGTGCGATTTCATTTCCATTAGCCATTGCCTTGCTTCCTTTTTATCCATTCTTTCAGTTCGTTGAAAGGCAAAGGGTCTTTGCCAATCTTTCGAACCGTATTGTCCTTTCCGAACGGTCGCGGATAGGGTTTTACTTTTCTGTGTTGTTTGCTTCCGCCCACCGCGCAAAGATTTATATTGATTGCCTGAAGTAAATCGTAAATGTCAGCAAGAATGACGTTCGTCTGGATTGTCTTTTCCCAACCCGTCGACTTCTTCAGGTCACGCGCCAAAGCGGAATCCGTGTCTAAATTCTCTATAAATGACGAAAGGGCGAACCACGAAAGTTCGCCCCCTACGTCATCCAAAGAAAACTTTGTTTTTGTAAGAAGGTCATAAGTAATTGCCTTGTCGTGTTTCGAAACGAAATCAACAAGGCTGATTATTCCCCCAATGTCTGACCGCCTTCATTTTTAGTCTGACCCGTCCAAGCCTTCGCAAGCATTGTCAGTTCGCGCATTGTTAGTTCTTCCAGAACTTCCGGCGGAATATACTGTGAAAAGAATTCAAGGAATCCGTCAAGCGCGGTTTCTTCGTCAGCTTTTGCAAGCTTCAGCAATGACTTTGCTTTTTTGTAAGGGATTGACGTTGCAAGGGGAATGGAATATTCTTTTTCGCCAATTCTGACAATAAGAACTTCCGTGTGCTTTTCTGTAAAGTTTAGTTCGTTAGGCATATCGGAACCACCTTTCTTTATGCGGTCTGACCGTCATCCGTTGCGAACGTCCAAGTTCCTTCGATCGTTGCTTCCCAATTTGCGGAAGCATTACCGTTGAACGCAACGTCGCCGATTTCTGTTATCAATGCGTCATTTGACGCAAGCATTGCCAAACGGTCGCCGTCCTTCATCAAGAACAGATAGGAAGCGGGTTCAGCGGAAACGTCAGGCGCAAGTGTGACGGAATCAACGCTTCCGTGTGTTGTGTCAGCGTTAACGTGTGTTACGTTTGAAGCACCGAAAAGGGTTTCAAGTACCTTCTTTGTGGTATACATAATAGGTGCGGAAACGGAACCGTTTTCTGTGTTGACCTTTCTTTCGGCAATCTTCGCCCAATTTCGGAGAACGTCACCGGAAGGAAGCGTAAATGTGATTCCGTCTTCGGTGATCGCGCCGACTTCAGACCAATCCGCGCCCAATGTTTCCATAGGTGACACGGGAAGGGCTGTTCCCTTCGGTGCGGTGTAGAACATACCAGTCGCAAGACCGGCACCAATTAAAACGTCAGACATAATATTATGTTCCTTTCTTTTATTTATTCTTCTTCGATTTCGACTTGCTCTTTGTGTGCGACAACCTGAACGGTCGCCTGACACAAACACAAGTCAGGTCGAACGGGGTCATTCCCCCAATTCGAAAGATTCTGTTCGGTTGAAAATCGAAGGAAACCGAACTGATTCTTTGCTTTGTATTCCAGAACACCCAAAGCCGTTCGAAGCAAATCCAACGCGTCGGATTCTAATTCAGCGCGGGAAGATAACCTGACCGTGAACGTGTCAATTCGATTTGCTGAAGTCCCGCCGATAAGTTCAACCAAAATGGAAGGTGTTTCAAAGTCAGCGGGAAGCGGTCTGACATACGCTTTTATTGTGGATGAAAGCGCAAGCCTGATTTCGTCTTCAATGTCGATTGATTTGTAAATAATCATAAGATTGCCCCCGATAATGCGCCGTCTTCAGTTTCGGCAATCAACGAATCCTTGTCCGTCGAATAGACAAACCCGATATAACGACCCGCCCGTGTTCCGTATTCAACCTTTGAATTGAATCCGGTTCCACCGCGCGTATTGTTCGAATTTGCCTTGTCCGCGATTTCGTTTGCCGTTTGTTCTATGACTTCACGGCACCCGTCGGACTGTAATATTGCCTTGAATCCGTCGTTGATGAATTCAATGTGTGTTATTCCAGAATTACCCATTAAATCGCCTCAAAGTGATTTCTATGTGGTCTAAATTCAAGACTGAAGGCTGAATTCTAACGTCACCGTCGATTTCATAAGTCTTCCCGTCAAAAACAATGCGGTCACCCGCCTTAATGTCCGCGATCGGCGGTGCAAACAAGGTGTAACGGTCAGATATTCCAAGAACGCGCCCGTCTGTCGACAATGAAGTCGAAGCGGGTTGCATTGAAACACCGTTTATTTCCTTTGACGTTGCATTTTCCCAATCAGGGACAACGGAACCGCGAACAGTCTTTGTTGCGGGTCTTAATCTGTCAACCGTCTGATTGCAAAATGAAGGAAGCATAAAATCACCCCTTCTTTCCTTTCATAAGGTCGATAACATCAATTTTCTGACGTTTAAGACCCAAAGCCTTTATGTCTGAATTCCACAACTTGATCGCGCCTGAAGCGTTCGGCAATGAATAGGAATGTGAAACATTTCCCGCTGATTCCGAATAGCTTGTCGCGGGGACTTGCATTGAAGGCGTGTTCAGTTCGCGAATTACCACGTCACAAACAACCGCCTTCGCAACTTCCGCCAAAGCGCGGTAATCGTATGTCGCCCAAATTTCGCCCGTAGGCGCGTTGTTGAACGTAAGAACATTATTCGATATTGAATAATCTTCCGAAGCGATTACAACCCCGTTTACGGCGATTATAGGTGCATTGCACGGAACGTAAGACAAATTGAATTCTGTTTCTTCACCGTTTCCCGTGAAAGTGTCAATCAGGGAAACAAGTTCGGATTCAAAAATCATTTGATCGTAGTCGCGACCCGTCTTTTTTGCTTCAAAACGAATAAGGGAACAGATAATCGGAATCAGATGACCCGCCCGTGTCTGTTCATCATTTGTAAGTGACCTTTTCAGGTTCTGGATGTCCTGAACGGTTGCGTAATCTGACATTGTGATTCCCCTTTACTTTGTGGATTTTCTTCTTCTTTTTGCCGTCTTGACTTCCTTGTCGTCAGTTTCAACGGTTTCAGGTTCGGAAATGACGGAAGGTTCCTTTTCAGGAACCTTCACGTCGTTGATTCTTTCCCAATTACCGCCAATAGACGAAGGAACGTCAATGATTTGTCCGGTCTTCTTATTGCGGTAAATCATTATCAAGCCTCAATTCTTGCGAAAGCGGAACCGTCAAGGATAGCCCAACCAATCCAAGCTTCAGCACGGAGATAGACCTGATTGTAACGCTTCAGATCGCCCTTTCCGTCGGGGTCACCGTACTCGATAACGTCAAAATTGATAACGTCAGCATAACCCCACTTGAAAGCGTTCTGGAAGTCGCCACCGTAAGCGTGCTTGCCCGCAACTGCGGAAACTGTTGTGTTTACGTCAACGGGAACACCCTTGATTGTTTCAGGTGTAGCACCCCAACCAAGTTCAGGATACTGCGGAACACCGTTAACCTTCAGGCTTGCAAGGTCTGAAGCGAATGTCTTATCCATTGCAAAACCGTTGAAGTCATAGTCACCGATTCCGCTGACCATACTTGCGATATTGCCTTCGGGGTTTGTGTTGTCATAGGTAACGTCTGTTACGTCTGTGTTTGTATCGAAAGAATTTGTTCCGATAAGAGCCGTAGCGGGTGTTCCGGTTGCGGGGTTTGTGCCGTGCATAACCATAATGTCAAGACCGCGACCAATCTTTCCGCTGAAACCTTCAGCAAAAGCGGAAAGGTATTCAAGCTGTTTTGCTTCAGCGCAACGAACGAATTCGTCGTTTACTCTTGCGCCGTACTCTACCTTGACGGGAACGATCTTGATTGTGTCCGCACCGTTTGTGTGTTCGCCCTTTGCGGTGCCTTCAGCAACAAGGTTGACTTCACCTGAAAGCGTAAAAGTCATAACGTCTGTTCCGTTGAACGCGATCGGTGTCTGACCTGAAAGCTTCGCAATGGAAGACTTACCCTTTGCGCCTAAAAATACTTCCTTTACCAAATCGTGGGGGAAAATTGTGCTTGCAAATGCCATAATTCATTTACCTTCCTTTGTTTTTATAGTTTTTTTACACCGTTTAACACCGCCATAAGTGACGCGTTGTGCGTGTCGGGCGGGGTTTCGGTTTCGGTTGATTTTGTCGGGATAGGTGTCGAACCATTACCGACTAACTTTTTGAGGGATTCCGCGTCGGCACGGATTGACTGTTCGTCATCCCCGCTGATTCTGGAAATCCATTCAAATGACAATCCGACTTCGTGTGCAATCCGGCTTTTAAGGCTTGCCGTTTCATATTCCTTATTCTTTGCGGTCAGGTCTTTGATTGTCTGTTCGTCGCTTTCGTGAACCTTCTTGTAATCATCAAACGCTTTGTTAGCGTCTTCAATAGCTTTCGCGTGGTCTTCAGGTGAAACCCAACCTTCGAAGCGTTTTTCAGCGGATTCGCGTTCGCGCTTCAAGCGTTCTTTAATGATCGCGTTCAGTTCTTCTTGCGTTTCAATGGGCTTGAAGCCCGTTTCGATTGTTTCTGACATATTATTGTCCTTTCCCCGATTTCAATCCGTTCGGTAACGTAAATTTATTAGTAACTGACACGTTGCTTCTTCGCTTCCTTTGCGTTGTTGCACGCGTAAGTCGCTAAAACTGTTGATTCGACAAGGGCGACTTCGATTTCGTCGTCCAATGTCTGATACCCGTAACCGCCACCGCTTCCGATTGCTCTATGTTTGCAATTTGTGACCGACTGTCGCAAGGCGGGTTGTCCGTTGTGACAAATGGTCTTATTCGCGATCGCGGTTTCAAAGTCTGACGAACCCTGAATGACTTCTTTGAACCCTACTTTTGAAACACCTTTCAGCTTTTGTTCTTTACATTCCCGAAGGAATGTTTCAACACCGGAAGCACCGTCGACTAATACAGTCTGAAAACGGCATTTCATAAGGAAGTTCAGAATCCATTCGTTCCCGTCACGCTGATTTCTACAATCTATTGATTCAACAAAGATTCGGTCGTCATCCGTCTTGCACGCGATCGAAAGACACGCGTTCAGACCGTCCCGCCCGAATTTCACACCCGCGAAAAGCGGTGATTTGAACTTCGGAAGGGATTCGACCTTCAACGCGTCCCAATCAGGCGCGGAAATTGCCGATTGCTGATTGTAACGAATCCAAAGTCCCAAACGCTGGATATTGAAATCCAAGTCGTCACCGTTGATTTCATCCTGAACGATTCTTTCTGTCAGGATTGTTCCCAAAGACGGGCTTGTCATATACCACGCTTCTTTGTCTTTGACATTCGTTTTCTTGTCGACCGACCATTCAGCCCACCCACCGTTGATTGATTCGCCCTGAAGGGTTTTATCGCGGTAATCACGAAAGACAGTTCCGTTTGAAACCGCCGTTGGTGGTGTTCCACACATTAGGGTTTGCGGATTCTTTGAAGACGACACAACGTAATTCAGCGCGGTTTGTTGCGCTGTTGTGTATTCTTGCGCTTCGTCTATGACTAACAAATCATATCCAGAACCCAACGCACCGGATGAAGTTCTTGTCCTGAAGTCAATCACCCCGCCGTTGTTCAGTTCGATTCGTTCTTTGCCGTAACCCTTTAACGCGGATTTCGGTTTAAGTCCGATTTCGTTTAAGCGGAATAAAAGACGTTCCCAAGCAATATGGGCGGTGTCCGTCAGGTGTGCGGTGTGCAAAATGTGTTCGGCACCGACAATCAGTCCCCAAAGTTCCCTTTGTGTCAGGATTTCGGTCTTACCGTTACGACGCGGGACAGAATAACCGAACTTTGTGTGAACCCAAAGCCCTTCGTCATTCGTCGCCATAATGTCGTTTAATAACAAGGCTTGCCAATCCTGACAAATGTTTGTTGTTAGATTGTAAAGCTTGACGGCTTCTTCGCCGTATGACTTTTCATAAGGTAAAACAACGGATTGTGTCGGAATCTGATTTCCGATTCTTGACACCGTCGTTTCACCCCTTTCGTGTTATTGGCTTGTCCCGTGAATGTTTCGGCATAAAAACACCCCCTTATGACTTTTTCTGATTATTGACCCGTTCTGAATAGAATCCAGAATCTTTTTCGGTTATATAATCAATCGTGCAATGACAGTTTTCGTGCCTTCGCCAAACGTCGCTTCCGGTCATCCTAACGCTTGAATAGTCGTATGACCCCGCGACTTCCTGACACCACTTGCACGCGCCCGCTTCAGCCTGACGGACAATCATTGTTCGGATCCCCGAACGATAGAGCCTACCGACATTGTCGCGGATTGAATCATCCACAATGTTTTCGCTGAAGTTCGTTAGTTGATCGTAAAACGACTTTTCAATGTTCTTGAATTCGGGATTGTCCCGAAGTTCAGTTATCAAGCCATTTATTCTGTCCCAATCAAATTTAGGTTCCTGATACCTGATACCGATTCCGTTCTTTGCGTTCAAACCGTTCTGAACGTCACGGCACGCGTCAACGATTATTTGCTGATTCAATCCCAACGACTGCGGAATCAGATTGACATAATCCCATTCGTTGACATTTTCAATCGGGTCGTGTTCCTTCAGAACCTTTCCCAATGTTTCCCCGACACGTCTTGCAAGTCTGTTCGCGGTCGTATAGGTTCCCTTCCCGTCGTGAATTGTCCGTAAACAACGCTGAACGGTTGGGTCAGCATTGACTTTCGTCATAAATTCGTCTTTTATGTCGTCAAACGTCAAAGCCATTATTCAATACCCGTCAAACGGCGCATTTTTTCGCCGTCAATGAATGAACCGCCGTTTTCCATTGCCTGATTAAGCTTCAGGACACCGTCACCGATTGCCGACAACATTTGCGCGTCAGGTTCGAATGTCGGTTTCCAGATAACTTTCGTATTGAAGACTTCTTCGCGCAAATAAGCATTATTGTCACGAATACACGCGCCGATATAACCGACGTTCTTGAATCCGACACCGAAGCACCTTTGCGCCTTTGTCGCAATCAGCCTTAAGGATTCGTGTCCCGCCTTGATCGCTTCAGCGGAAGACGGGTTCGAAGTAACGAAACCCAAGTCGTCAAGGGTCAATCCCGTTTCACCCGCGAACATTGAAGCAATAGACTTTATCTGTTCGACGTGCGGTGTCATTGAACCCGTTTGGAACTGACCGACTGTCGGGCTGTCGCCTTCGTCGTCCTTTGTGAACGCAAGCATTGCGGACATTGCCGACTTCCACTTGTCAAGGTCTTCAGCGTCTTGCGCAAGTCCCGTAATGTATTTTTGCGGGAAGGAATAGAATTCAGCGGATATTTCCATTCGCTTGACGGTTCGCATTGCTTGTCGTGCGTAGTCCATACAAGCGCGGGAAATTCTGGAATGTCCGAATTCCCTTTTTGAATCCGGCTTATAGATAATCGGAACCAATGCGCAATACTTCGATTTGAAGGTTTCGACCGCGATCAGTTTCCCGTCTTCATAGATTTCAGTCTTTCCCGCCGTACAGTAAGCATATCTTTTGACGTTTCCGTTGTCGTCACGATTCAAAACTGCGTAGCCTTCGGACAAAAGCTTTGTGAAGTCGTCAATAATTCCCGTTGCGTTTCCGCCGTCTATTACCTGAAAGCGGATTCGCTGACCTAAATCGTTTAATTCACCCTTTGTAATCAGGACAAAGCAACAAGACGAAATCAAAGCCGAAAGAATGGAATCATCAAAGAAAATGTCTGGGTTGTTCTGATTGAACATTGTTTCGAAGTCGAAATAGTCGTTGTCGAACTTGTCGAACTGTAATCTGTCGGCTAAAGAATCAACCGCCTTCGTACACCAACCATTGATAGTGTTCAACCATTCAAGCCCCTTCGGTGTGGAAATACCCAAGTCCGAAGCAATCGCCTTTTGCTCATAGTAGTTATAACGAAGTTTCACGCGACTTCTTTTTGCGTTCAGTTTTCTTTCAAGGTATGTAACACCCTTCAATTCGCTCATTTCTTCGAACCCCTTATTTTGTTGATAACGTCAAGTTCCGTCGGCGCGTCATCCGTCACGGGACTTGCTGATTCCAGCATTGTGTTAATTGTGTTCATTGCCATAATTCGGATTGTGTCTTCAATCGCGACATTGTCACGAATCCGAATCAAAGCTTTCAAGTTCTTGTCAAACGCTGAATGTTGTTCCGGATTGTCACGCGGTAATAGCTTATTGATCGCACGAACCGCCTGAATGACCGCAACGGGCTTCGCTGACGGGTTGTCACGGATGACTGAACACGCTTTTATATTTTTTTCTTTTTCCTTTTCGTGTTTGTTTGGCATAGACACACACTTTCTATCGGGAAAGGTCACAGTATAGAATGTGGTTGACCTTCCAAAATAATTTGGGGGTCATATAGCCCCCTTTATACCTTCGACCAATCGCAAGACAACGGAAGATTCCTATTGTCGACTGATTTTTCCTTGACTTGCGGTTCGACCATTTTTGTTGATTTAATGCGGTTGCATTGTAAATGCGCCAACTGTAAGTTCTCCAAGCTTGCGGGGTCACCGCCTTTCTGGACGGGGACAATGTGGTCTAATGTCGGCGACCACGGGTCAGGAAATACTTTCTTGAAGTCAACGGGTCGCCCGCATATTCCGCAAACCGTCTGACTGTTGAAGATTATCTTCTTCGCCTTTTTATATTGTGCTTTCGCCCAAGTGTGATCGGCGCGTTCTGTTTTCGGCATTGTCATTCCCCCAATAAGAAAGACCCTTGCACAATCGGATAAGCAAGGGTCTTTGTCTTTGAAAGGTCAGGAAATACAGAATGAATGTGTGATGAAGTGTAACTTCGTTCTGTTCCTGATAGCATATTACTATAAAAGAAAGTCTAATTCAGTCCAATTTAGTACAGACTTTCAAAGATTTGAATTTGTTGTCTGGAATGAAGGCTTCCTTCGGAACAAACGGCGCAACCGCGTTCAGACATTCAGCACGGTAATTATAGGATGAAGACTTCGCGTAGTGGTAAAGTTCGCCAACCTTTCGCCAACTGAAATGGTTGATATAACGTGCGATCATCATTCCCCGAAGCTTTGAATCCTTGACCTTGTCTATTACTTCCATTGTCCGTGCGTTTTCAATCGCGACTTTCCTTTCAAGACGTTCGATTCGTTCGCAAATCAGGGAATATTCAATGTTCTTCGCTTCCGTCGGGTTCGAATCGGAACCGCCGTGAACGGCTTTGTCGTCATACTTCCCGACACCTGACATTGATTCAATGATAGAATCCTTCCTGATTTTCAACTGTTTGATTTCGCCGTCGTGGTCGTCTGTTCTGGATAACCAACAATCCGCGTAATATTGACGGTCAGTCATTGTTCTTCCCCTTTCATCCGTGTTCCGCAGTCTTCACAAAACTTGCTCTTTCCGAAACGCTTCCTTCGGAAGAATCCGCAACGGTCACAAGCAAAACCCCTGATTGTAAGTTCGCCACCGTGCGGAAGAACTTCCGTCTTTTCAATAGGAACCCAATGTCCTTCGGTTCGGGTCAGGATGTTTGCCAAGACTGACAAATCAACCTGAACTTCATTTGATTTAGTTTTCATTTGTCTTCCCTTCCTTTCAATCGGGTCATTCCGTTTCCCTTTGCGCTTTCTTGATCGCCTTGTCGACATTGCCTATCTTTTCCAACATTCCCGAAACGTCGGTTTCTTCCCAACGAACCATAATGCTTGCCGATTCCGCGTAAACCTTGATAACCCTTTCGTCCCACACTTGCGCGTCGTCTAACCAAAAACCGTTTTTCCCGTCCTTGTCCGCTGACATACAATCCTTGAAAAGCTTCAAATAATTATCCGTGTCCGGTCTTGTCGGCTTCGGCTGACCCCATAATTTTTTATTCTTCGTGTCAAATGCGAACAGAACTGTCAACTTGATCGGCTTGTCCGACGGATTCGACGGACGGTGTGGAATCAATGCAACCTTGAATTCGTGTTCCGCGTTCGTCAGCTTTGACTTCTTGAAATATCTTCCCGTTTTGCGGTTATAACCTTTCTGTTGCGCTGTTCCTTTCGGCATTGTCGGGAAGTGTAAATAGAATTGGTTTTTCATTCTTCCTTATACCTTTCTAATAGTTCAGCTTGCCTTTCTGGATTCGTCAGGCAAGACGGGGTCTGAACAGATTTCTTTTCATATTTCCTTTTTGCTTCAAGAAATCCGTCTGTATATCCGCGTTGATACTGAAACGCTAATTCTTCTTTGTCGGTCATAATACCACCGCCTTAAATTTCAAACGGAAGTTCGCCTGACGGTTCCTGAACGGGTTCTTTAGGTTCGGGAATCGGCGCGGGTGCCGTTGTCGGTTCCGTCTTGTTTGCTGATTCCACGAATTCCACGTCATCAACAAGAACTTCAGTCACGAAAACCGTTCTTCCTTCGTTGTCTTCGTATGTCCTTGTCTGGATTGAACCCGTCAGACCGATTCGGTTTCCCTTGTGGAAATACTTCTGAATGAATGTCGCGGTCTGTTTCCAAGCAACGCAAATTATGAAATCCGCCTGACGGTTCCCGTCTTTGTCCTTGAACTTTCTGTCAACTGCGACCGTAAAATTGCAATATGCGGTCTGATTTGAAGTCATCTTGACTTCCGGTTCCTTTGTTAATCTTCCTACTAATTCAACTTTGTTCATTTAGATTGCCTTCCTTTCTTTGTCTTGAATAATCCATTTTTCTATTGTTGATTTATGGTTCTTGTAATGCTTTTCGGGATTTTCGTTCATATAGGTTGATAAACGGTCAATGTATATCCCGACTTCTTCTGTTCCGTAACGGTTTATCAGTTCTTCTTGTTCGGAATTAGTCAGGCGGACGTTCTGAAAAATTCCGATCGCGCTTTCTTTATATTGATATTTCTTTATATTTGTTATTTCTTTAATATTGTTATTTCTTATAGGGTCAGAATTTCCTAATGCGGTTTTTTCGGTATGCGGTTTTTTCCGCGTGCGGTTTTTCCCGTATGCGGAAATTTCCGTGTGCGGTGTTTCGAAAACGTCCCAAGAACAAGCCGTGAATCGTCCTTTTTCATTCTTCCGGTTTGTTGTCTGGATATAACCCTTTGACTTCAGTTCGACAACACGGTCGACAATCGTACTTTCGGAAACGTCAAAAACGTGCGCAAGTCCTTTTGTGCTAAACTGATAATCGTCAGAACAAGACAACATAAAGAAAAGAAGCCGAATTGCACCGTCGGACAGATTCGTGTCCCTGATCGTTGCGTTCGCAATGGTCGTGAAGTTGTCTTTGTGTTCAGCACGGTGAATCATTGTCATTCCTTTCGTTAGAATAGAACGGTGTCGTCTTTATGATTCCTTCGTCGTCGTAGTGAATAAGGAACGCTTTTGAAGTCATCTTCTTTATTTCCCCGAAATCGTCTAATTCGTGAATAACGAAGTCGTAATAATCGGGCGCGTCGGGTTCATCCGTCAAGTTGTCGCGGGTCATTACGGACAAATGAAAATATATCGGAACGTCCGTGTATTTCCTTAAAGCGACCGCCAATGCTTCAGCGTGTTTCCTGATTTCAGTTTCCAGAATCTTGTTTTTCATTCTTGTTCCCCCGTTTACTAACTGATTGACCGTTATCCCGAAATAGCCCGCAAGCTTTGTCTGTGTCGCCTTATATATTCCCGAAAGGTCGTCAAGGGTCATCAAACGGCGGACGTTTGAAATCGGAATCCCCGTTCCCTTTGACAATTCAATCGGGGTTGTTCCCGTTGCGTTCATCAAGTCAACAAGGTTATTCATAATCAAGCCCCCAAATTCTGTTTAACGTATGCGATCGCGTTCAGATAGTCTTCATCCGTTGAATTCGGGTTCAGACCGCAAACCTGAATGACCGTGTGTGTGTCGATTCCGTTCTTCTTGCAAAGTTCACGAAGAATGTCACGCGTTGTTTTCTGTTCAGGCGCGGAAGCGGGTTCAGACTTGACGGGTTCCGTCTTCTTCGACTTTGCTTTCGGTGTCGGTGTCTGGATTGCTTCAGATTCTTCAGGAAGGTCTTCACCCGCGTAAATGTAAAGACCCAAGCCGTGACGGGCGACCGCCTTTGTCAATGAACGCTGAATTGTCTTGTTCACGTCAAAGCTTGTAACGGATTCCAACGGGATTGACTTGTTTCTGAAGTCCATAACGGGAAGATATTCAATGTGTTCGATTCCGTTGACCGTCACACCCGTTTTCACCCAACAAGTCCGACCGTCTGTGAAGTAATTCCAACCGTCAGCGTTTTCGTAAATGGTATAGTTCGCGTTCGGGTCATACTTCTTCACTTCAGCCCAAGCGAAAGCCCACGACAAATAAGACAAGCCGTTTTTCTTTTCAATCTTGCCCGAACAGTCAATCGCGTTCAAATCTTTGAAATAATTCTTTGAATCTGACATTATGATTCCCCCTTTTCTGGAAATACTTCTTCCAAAGCCTTTGTTAATTCCTTCAAAACCTTCAAAACCTTCAGAACCTTGTCAGGGTTGAAGTCAACATAGGTCTTATTTGTTGTTGTGTGTTCAGGTCTAAAAACCAAATTGTCAGGTCTATAAACCAAATCGTCCGTGACCGGAGTTTCAGCAAGAATTGTTTCGTTTTCGGGAAAATCGAAGAACGAAGTCTGTTTTGGCTGATTCTTTTCGACTTTGTGTGAAGAACGCCAATCATTCATAAAAAGGTCAATGAATTTCCAAAGGTCTTCGCCCTTATACTTGTAAACCGCGCCTTTGTGTGAAACACCGTTCCAATAGGTAAAGGGAATCTTATATTTGACCTGAATCAGTTTTGTTCGTGTTCCGCCCGTTATGTCAGGAACCGGAAGACGTTCGCGCCGACATTGTGCTTCGATATACTCAAACGCAACTTTAACCCCGTAAAGTTCATTCTTGCGGATTCCATTTTTGCAACCTTTAATTTTTGACATTTGTATTTCCTACCTTTCTTATTACCTGATTCGAAGTGAAGTTCCTTTTTCAAGGTGTGCGATTCCGTCAAGGTTCTTGCCCGCGTCAATGTCCGCTTTGATTTTCTTCTTGTCGATTTTCGGTTCTTGTGGGACAAGGTATTCTTCAGGAATGTTTTCAATATAGGATTCATCCAGAACGACGGACGGTGTCGTGTCCTGAACTGCGACCGTAAAGGTTCCGCAATCAAGTTTCTTTTCGCCCGCCTTGTTCAATGCGAACTTCATTGCTTCTTTGCAACGGGAAACGGTGTTTTCCATTGTCTTGCGCCTTGCTGACAGCCTTTCTTCTTCAGACTTCAGACCCGCAATAGTTGATTCAACGTTCTTGATAAACTTGCAATAGCCTTCAAGCTTGATCGCTAAATCTTCCTTTGCGCAGTCGAACGCACCGATTAAAGCTTCGTCGTCAAGTTCACCTGATTCCATTAAGTCCCACAAAGTGACAAATTCATTTGTTAATTCGTAAATATTCGGCATTTGTTTTCCTTCCTTTCTTAAAATCCTGATTTGTTCGGGAACGTGATTTCTTCATCCGGTCTTTCGCCGTTGATAGACCACTTGTCATAAATTTCGATAACTTCGCGCTTCTTTGCTCTTTCTTTCTGTAAAGCAACGGAAAGTCGTCTGTTTTCTTCCTTCAGGTCATAGACAATCCCGTTTTCGCAAAACATTTCAACGATCATCCCGACAATAAATCCGATTGCCAAAGCACCTACTGTAATTAAAATCTGAAAACCATTCATTTCTTTTCTTCCTTTCAAAATGATTTATAGGTATTTCTGTTCTGAATTCGACGGTATAAACGGGGTAGTAACCCGTTCCCCACGTCTGGACTTCGTACATAGATTCAACGAAGCAATCAATCCACTTCCCGCGAAATGCGCCCGTGTCTTCCGTGACGTAAGTCTTCATTGTTCCGTCAAATTCGATCGCGATTATTTCTTCAAATCCGAAATAGTTTCTGTCGATCGCACACGTTGTCGGTTCCCAATTCGATTCGGAATAGTGACAAATCGTTCCTGAAGCGGTCATCCAACCTTTCGGGAAATTGTCTGTTCCGTCTGAATAATCGACATATCCACATTCGGCGGGACAATACGCAGTCACAAAATACGTTCCTATGTATTCGTATTCAATGGAATCAATGAACACGTCCAGACTGTCGATTTTGTCTTTGAAGTCGCTTGCGCCCTTCAGGTTGCGTTTGTAGTCAATAATGGGTTCGGGTTCCCGTTCCCTGACCTGAAAGCGTTCTTGCTTGTGTTGTGGTTTTGTCATCCGGTTCGAATGTTCTTTGCTGACATAGATTGAAAGACCATTTATCAGGAACAAGGTTGTGATGACGAACAATGCGTCAACCGTTTCGATTAGTGTCGATTCTTTCATTCAGTAAAAACATTTCCCTTTCTGTAAACCCGACTTTCAAAGCTTTGAAAACGTAAGACCGCGAACGATTGATAACTTTTCCGATTTCTTCAGCCGTTTTGAAGTTCTGATATAACTTCGGGAAACGGCACCCGCCCGCGTTTCTTGTCTTCATACGACTTCCCTTTCCTTTTCTGTTCTGTTTTTTGCAACTTCATTCGCAAAAAAATAAATCGGAATGTCCTTCGCGGGAATCTTCAGAACCCTGACCGCCGATTCGATTCGGTCAGCCTTCCAATTTCCAGACGATAACATTCGGGACAATACGGAAGGGTCAACACCGATCGCCTTTGCGAATTCCGCGCGGTTTTCGAACTTCTTGTCGATTAAAGCCTTCAGCCTTTCCACTTTTTCACCACCTTTCGTTTGATTTGTTGTTGCGTAATTTGCAACTGACTAAACACTAACATTCTGTTGCAAAAAATGCAACACTGAAATTGCAAAATTTGCAATTTGTCATACTGTTGACATATAATCGGGGTGAAAGGTCAGGTGAATATATGAACAATCTTTATGTAATCAAAGAAAGACTGATTGAAGCAATGAAGCTTCGGGGAATGACCGCGACTGAACTTGCAAGCAAAAGCGGTCTTGCCAAATCGTCCGTTTCCCGTTATTTGTCAGGCGAAAACATACCGCGATCAATCGCGATCGGTAAAATGGCGACTGCTCTTGACGTGTCGCCCGCGTGGATTTTGGGATATAACCTGACAATGGACGGTCAGGAAATCCCGACAATAGAACTTGAAACGCTGACACCTGAAAATCAATCAAGGTTATTAGCCTATTATCAGGCATTAAAGGATTCGCAAGGTGATTAAATATGGCAACACCAACTTATAACAAAAAGCGCGGTTTGTGGGTAATTCAGGGACAAAAGAACGGAATCAGGAAGACGTTCTATTCTTCCGTGTCCGGTCAAAAGGGAAAGCGCGAAGTTCTGGATAAATACGACGAATGGATTTCATTCGGCGGTGTGTCATCCATAACCGTTGCAAAGTGTGTCGAATTATATCTTGCTGACATACGATCGCGGTTAGGCGAAAAGGACACCTTCAGGGAAACCGAAATATATTGCCGTCTGTATGTCCTTCCTACGCTCGCCAAAGCCAAAATGAATAATTTAACGCTGAAGGATTGGCAACGCGTTATAAACGAAGCCAAAGCGGTTAAAACGCGTTCTGAACTGTCGCATAAGACCTTGACACACCTTCGAAGCGTTCTGACGGGTCTTCACAAGTTCGCTTACGTCAATTATTACTGCGACGATTGGCGCGGTTCCTTGTATATCCCGCAAGGTCACAAAAGGGGTGTCCGTGAAATCCTTCAGCCGTCGGAAATCAAGCGTTTGTTCGAACCGTCCGATTTATGGTATCATCCCGCATTTCTGATTATGTTATTATTAGGGCTTAGACCTTCCGAATGTTTAGGTCTTCAAGAATCCGACATAGGCGACGGGGTCGTATACATTCAGCGCGGAATCAATGACAACGGGGAAATCACGACGGGAAAGAATAAGAACGCAAGACGTGTCGTTCCCCTTCCCCCGCTTGCTGAAGAAATCATCCGCGACACGATCAAAAGAAACCACGAAGCCAATTTTGATACTGAATGGATATTTCCGAACGGTTGCGGGAATCCCGCTTGTCAAGACACGGTTCGTAAACAATGGAATAAGCTGAAAGCGGAACGGAACCTTCACGGCTCTTTGTATTCCCTTCGACACACTTTCATTTCGATTGTATCAAGTCAAACGCACCTTGCTGAAGGAACAATCAAAGACCTTGTCGGTCATTCGAAAGATTTCCAGACGTTCGACGTTTACAAGCACCGTGTCGACGGTGAAATCGAAAACGCGGGTCGAATCATCAACCTGACATTCGAACGACTGAAGGCTGAAAATTCCTGATTTGTGCAAATTATATCAATGTACGGTGATTTATTTGTGTATTCTGTTGTCTTATTTTATCAATGTACGGTGATATAATGAAGTCAAGAACAAAGGAACGGCGCAAGCAATGAAAGGAAGGTCACAAAATGAAAATCAACAAAATGAATCTGATTATCAGTTATCCGGAAGAAGGTTGCGTAATCGAACACACAACAAAAATCGCTGAAAAATTCGAATCAATGGGTTTTGAAGTAATCGCCAATATGGGAATGTTAGAAACCAAGTGTGACGAATGGGGAATTCGTGATTATTACATAATCAAGGGTTCGAAAAGAATCATAATCGGAACGGTATATAGAAGCAACGGAACATCAAGCAATGTTTCAACATATCTTGAAATTCACGAAACCCCGCACGGCGAAAACATTGACGGTTATTGCGGAATCCTTCATAGAGTTGACAGAGTGAAGATAACAAAGGATTCAGGCGAAAGAGCGATCAACAATAAAATAAATAGAATTTTAGAACAGTTTTAACGGTGTGGGGAAACCCACACCAACAAGAAAAGAAAGGCGGTGTAATATGAAAATTACAATGAACGACGGAACGGCTATCACGCTGAAGACAAAGGAAACCCCGAAGGTCGGTGAAGCACCGTTCGAATACTATATCGGAAAAACATTTTGTTTCGGTGTCATTGAACCATTTCCCGAAGAAGAATTAAGAAAATTATATGACAACGGATATTTTAACCAATTTGTCAAAACTTCCCCAAAGGTCAAAGCTTCAATGAAATATGACAAAACGAACGTCAAGCAAGTAAAACTTTCGCTGAACAAGAAGACCGACGCGGACGTGATCGCGATTCTGGAATCAAAAGACAATGTTCAGGGATATATTAAAAACCTGATTCGGAACGATAACGGCAATCAAGCCGAATGGATAGAACACACTTCAAAAGAATTGTCAGATTTGGGATATTTCTTGTGTTCGAATTGCAAACGCGGATTTCAGCGTACCCAAAAAGGAATCAGACATTCCGACGTTCCATACATTGACGGTCAACCGTATGAATTACACGCAATAGACAAATATTGCCCGAATTGCGGTGCCAAAATGAAGAACTATTTCAAATAATTAAAGAAATTGAAATAAAAGTTCGAAATTTTGTCCCATATTTCAAAAAGTCATACAAAATTTTGAAAAGTCATATAAAAAGTCATACACCAAAAATAAGAAAAACCCCGAAACCTTCACGGAATCGGGGTTTCTTTTGGTGGGGCTGGTGGGACTTGAACCCACCGCATAAAGTCCACACGTGGACTTAAAACCCGTAAAAACATTGTAAAATAGGCATTTTCGATTTTCAACCCTTGCGGTTGTCCGTCGCTGAAAATACAAATGTCATACAAAAAGTCATACACTAATTGATATAATAAGACATACCCTATGCGAAAGCATAAATATTCACCCAAAAGAAAAACCCCTGACCGAAGTCAGGGGAATTTCTTTTTACGGAGGGTTTTAACTATGAACAGTAAATTCGTTTAATCAAGCCAAGCACACGAAACGAATCCGGTGTAACCCTTGTATGTCGTGTGCGCCCAACGGGTATCGCCTTCGATTTCTTCGCCTTCAACGATTGCGTTTGATTCAAGTTCAGTCCCGTTCGGAATTCCGATCAAGTAAGCCGAAGAAGTATTCGGCGCGGAACGCAAGCGAAGAATACCGCCGTTTGTGTGAACCTTGAACCATACTGTATAAGGTTCGGGGTCAGGTTCTGGATTCGGGGCGGGTGTCGGTTCGGGTTCGGGCTTTGTGTCCGTGTCGTCGGATGAAGAATCACCGTCAGGCGACCAACCGTCCCAATTAGGACGACCCGCGCCCAAAATGCGGGGGTCATCATACGCGTAATACTTATAAGCAACGCGACCTTTGACACCTTCGTAAGTGGTATTGCCTTCAATGACAGTAAAACCGTCGGTTCCTAATTCTTCGATATAGCCCCAATCGACAATCATTCCCGTATGATAAACACCGTAAGGGTTATCGGATGAAACATATTTCGAACTTGCGAAGAAGATTTCGTCTAATTCGCAAAAGTCTGAAGTGTCGTCATACCACGCGCCCGCACGTTTGAAATAACCGACTTTCTGGACACAACCCGCGCCCGCATTTGCGCCCGCTGACTGCGGTTCATACATTGCGTTTAACGCGGTATATTTAGCACATTCGGGGTCGTCGTCGTAATTAGGTTCGGTGCAAGCGTGAAGCAAGGAATTGTCGCAAAGAATCGCGCAAGAATCAGCTTCGCCGTTCTTCGGGTAATTATAATAAGAAATTGCGTCCATTTCACCGACGATCGCTGAAGGACTTCCCTTTCCCCCGCACGGTTCACCGACTATCGACCATAAATAGTCTTTTGCTTTCTGTTTCCAACAAGAACCCATTATTTCGCACCTTCTTTCAATTCGGATTTATAGAACGAATCGGAAATCTTGATAATGATTCCCGCAAGTGTGCTGATTCCACCGAAAACGGCGGTTATGATCGCGGAAACGTCGCCCGTCTGGACTGCGTCAATGATTCCTATAATGAAGGTTGCGACCGGAACCGCAAGAAGCATAATCCATTTCATAACGTCATAGACTTTGTCAGGTAGTTTCATTTTCTTTCTTCCTTTCTTGTGTGTATAGTTTTTCAAATTCACTTCGAATGAATCTTGAAGCAACGATTGTCAGACCGTTCGAAAAGTCAGGATGATTTTCGCAATAATGGTCGTAAGTGTCGCAGTCAATAATCTGTTGTCTGAAGTATTCTTCGGAATGGTGGATTCCGTTCCGAAGGTCATCCGCGAACCGTAATATGTGGGTTCGGCATAGTTCAGCTTTGTTCTTGTCCGTCTTGTCATCCAACGAATCAATTCGTTTGACAATGTTCTGTTTCATATCTGATCGCGTAACTAAAAACTGAATGATAAATGTCAGGAAGCCGAAAAACGCATTACTTCCGATAATTGCGACAATTAGTGTCAAGGTTGATTCAGTCATAGGCAACACCCCTTTCAATTAAAAAGGGGAACCGAAGTTCCCCTGATTTCTATTCCTAAAAATATGAATTATACCGAATTAGTTATAAGTAACCCTGATTTTTACATTTCCACTTCTTGCACTATAAACCATAAAAGTATAAACATTTCCACTTACACCATATAAAACGGCTATTGCGGGGTTGTTAAACTGTGTATCAATAACAGTAACACTCAAAATATTATGAATGTTGCTATCTGTTTTCGTAGGTTGCCCATAATATGAAAAGGGTGAAATACCGCTATCGCTTGTTGTACTTGATGCCGTCAAATCAAAGAATTTTACTAACTCTGTTTTGTCCGCTTTCCCACTCAACCCACTATCAATATAGTCTTTCGTGTTAGTAGCAGAACCGCTTTCGATTGGGAGGTTAGTAGCGTAAAAGTCTGTTGTGTCAACTTTGCCCGCAAGAGCCGCGCTCAGGGCGTCGACCTCAGTCTTTACGCCTTCACTTGTTACGGCATAGCCTACGCCGTGCCCTGCTGTCGGCTCAGCGTCAAAAATTACCGCGTTGCTGTCGTATTGATCGGCCACGGCCTCCGCAACCATGCCAGCGACCTGGGTTTCCAGGTTGTTAATTTCGCTTTCTGACTGGATGCCGCCTTCCAGCGGGTCGCGTTCAACTGCCAGGATGAAATTAAGCGTGCCAATTTTGCGCGGGCTGTTTTCGATTCTCAGCTGGCAAAGATTAGCGCCAGCGCAGGCGGTCATTTGCAAAGTTGTGGAAAACTCAACGTAATTGGAGCCAGTATTGACCACGGCCGCGGTTACAACGTTGCCGTCGGGCTTTCTAACGTTTACGCTTATATCTTCCGCGCCTGTCAACTCGAAGACTTGGTCGCCTTCGAAAAGATTGGCCCTAAACTCGCGGTCCTCGTCGTACTGGGACGCGTGAATGATCGGGGCCACGGCGCCCGGTATAATGTTTAAATTGAAAACTTCCATTTTATAATGCCCTCGCTTTCTTTAATTGGTCTATTTCGTTTTCCAGCGCTTTAATTTTGGCCTCGTGCTCTTTTATGATCTGCTGCAGATAAGGTATCATGCCGATATAATCAAGGGCCGCGGGTCTGTCTTCGCTTTCTGGCGTAACAAGGCCCGGCAAAACTTCGGCCACGTCCTCAGCTATGAAGCCGCGCTTGTTTGTGCCCTGCTCTTTATTTTTAAAATCAAAGCTCACGGCGTTCAATTCCAGGATCTTGGCCGCGTCCTCAATCGGTTTTATGTTTTCCTTTACTTTTCGGCTGGAGGTCTGGTTAACGCTTACGCATGTAACAACGCCAGACTGACCGCTTAGGTTTATTGTCCAGGACCCGCTCGAATTGTAGACGTTAACGTATCCGTCTTGTGAGTTTCCAACGGCTACACTTACCGCGTTATTATTTGAGTTATTAAAAACATAATAGCCGCCGCCTGCTGCGTTGGCCTGGGCGACTAAAACGTTCGTGCCTGAGTTGTTAAAGATCTGGAAATTGCCGCCGCTGCCCGTTGCCCTGGCTTGCAATGAGCAAAGCAGGGTGCCGTTTGGGTTATACATGTTTAACAACGTGCCGCCGGCGCTCGAATAGGATAAACTGCCGCGCTGCGTGTTTGAGTTATCAACTAGGGTTAACGAATTTTTAGCCTTTAAGTCATTAAGGCTCGCCGCGCCCGTGGTCATGTTTATAGTTGAATTGCCCTGCGCGTCCTGAATTGTTCCCGCCTTTATTAAATCGGCGTTTAATACTCCGGTTGTAATCAGGGAGGCGTTGAGGGCTCCGGTCGTTATGAAATTTGCCACGATCTGTCCGTCTTGGGTGATCGCTGTTCCGTATGGTCCTGCGTAGCTTGTGGCAAACCCGAGGCCGTTTTTGTTCCATCGCCATATTTTTGTGCTTGTATTTATGCTGGGTGTGTCCATGATCAGGATCTCATCCGGCTCTCCGTCTCCGTTGCTGTCATGTAAAACTACATAGCCGCCAAGGTTTCCGGAAATAAGCGCCGTGGCCCTGCTTACGCTTTCAGCTAAGAAGGACCGGCTCGCGGTCTGACTCAGCTCTTTGGTTTGCGTTGCTATTGTGTCGGCGATATTTGCGCGGGCATTTCCAAACGTGCAGGCCGTGTATCTTTCGGCCAAAACGTCCCAAGTTGTGGCCACGCACTTGGCCGTTGCTGTTATGCCTAAGGCGTCAAAATAGATTTTTACTGTGTCGCAAAGATCGACGCGCTCTGTTAAGCCTTCCAGCTGTTGAAAATCTAACGTGATTGAATTAAAAGCAACTGTAAAATTATTATTTGCAATATAACGCGCCGCCAGGTTTGCCAGCTGTGTAGTTATCGCCGTGCCGCTGTCGGGATCCACGTCTTGCGAAAAGTCGACCGCCAGTTCACGCGCCGGGCTCAGCGTCAGCCCCGTTTGCACCTTGGCGCCCGTTGTAACGTTGCCGTCGGGGTCCTTGTAAAAAGGCAAAATAGCGGTCGCCAGGTTTTCTATGCTTATTTCTTGTGATAACTGGGTTAAGTTTTTGCCGTATCTAATTGTTACGCCTCGGTCCATGCCCCTGGCGCTCAATAACTGGCATGTAAAATTGTCATATTTCCACTCGCCGCCGTAAACATCCAAAAGACTGCCAGCTTTTCCGCCAAAGTATGAACGAACGCTTGCGGGCTCGGAGATTCTAAAAGCGCCCGCGGTTGTTTTATCTGTGGAAATGGTAAAAGCGCCAGCCTGGGCGTTAAGAAGACTGCACGCGCCCGCGCAATTATTCGCGGAGCCCGTCGTTATAAGCCTATTACTTAACCGGTAGGAAATGTGGCGGGCGTTTACTGTAAAACGGCCGTTTAATACTTTGCCGACCTTGTATATCTCAAAAAGCTGGGGGTCGTCTGTATAGTTTGGCTTGGCTTTGATGATTGCCAGCGGCATGATCTCGGCCGCGTGTATTCCGCTCGCGGCGTATTCAAGGACCAGCTCGTCTTCGGCGTTTCTAACTTCGTGAACGCTGCAGCCCAGCGTGTCGGTTAGCGGGCCGATTCCGTAATTCGCGGGGACCTGGCCCTCTGTAATTGTTTGATATAGTACCGGTATCATATTGTATAAAACCTCGGTTTAATTGTCGCGCTTGTTACGGATCCCGTAATTGTTACGCTGTTAAGCCCTGGGGCCAAGTTAGGAAAAGAACCCGTTATTTTATTGTTCATGTTCTCAGCTGGCAGGCGGTATGCGTTCATGCGCTCGCAGTCGATGTTTATATAGTCTGTTAGCTGGGCCGTGATGATCTCGGCGCCGATGCGGACTGTAATATCTCCCGCGCCCTCAATATGCAAAAGGGGCTTAGCCGTAAAGCGGGTCGGGTTGTATATCTGGCCGCCGTTCTCCAAGTCTTGCACCTGCTCGCCAGCCTTGTAAAACCTTTCGGGCCTGCATGTAAACGCCACGGTCGTTTCGCCGTATTGCATGAACTTGTTTGTAATATCGCCGCCGCCGTTGTAATACGCCAGGCGGAAAACCTCAGGCTCGAAGCTGTCTTCTAAGCGCTGGTACCCGCTCAGCGAATTAAGCCAGGCGGAAAACGCCGCAACCTTGGCGGGCATGTCGGCCGCATGATCGACGGCCAGCCACGCCTTATAATTTCGCGTTACGTCTCCCCAGGCGTCCTGCTGGTTTAATATAACCCCATTACGCCCCGGGACCTCGAAGGCCTGGGCCTTACGCACGGCGCGCTCGAATGTCGGCGCCTCTGAGATAACAACCCCAAAGTCCGCCGAAGATTCGCCGCCGATAATAAAAAAGCCGTTGCGGTCCGTTGTCATGTCGTAAAGTTTAGGCATATACAGCCCCCTTCCTTGTTGTCATTTCTTCAAGGCGTACCGCTATTTCATCCGCCAGGGCCTTAACGTCCTGACCCTCGGCCGCATAAACGTTTATAACATTGCCGCCGCTGTTGATTGTCTCGCCGCTGTCATACATTGCCGCGCCCGCGGTGCCGTATGCCTGAACGTCGCCGCTAACTGTGGCTGTTAGGCCCTGCATGTCTTCCACGATGTCGGCCTTTACGTCTTCCATACTGTCCTCGTAGCCGCTATACAAGCCAAGGGGCAAAAACTGGCCCACTTCTTTGGCCCATACTTTCGAAGGGCTGGCAATTCCGAAGACGCCTTTTATTGCGTTAGTAATAGCGCTGCCCATGCCCCAGATCTTGCTTTTTACCCATTCGATTTTGTCGGAAATTCCTGACCATAAACCGCTCACAAGGTTTGAGCCAATAGAAACGACGCGTTCGGGCAATTCCCTGATTTTATTTATCATTCCGCTAACAAGTTCTTGAACTTTTGAAATGATATTGCCCACGCTGTTCTTGATGAAATTGAACCCGTTTGTAAAGCCGTTTTTAATGTTATTTATAAAATTGCTTATTCCGTTTTTAACGTTGTTTATAAAATTCGTAATATTGTTTTTGACGTTTTCACCCCAGGCTTTGACGTTTGAAAAGATCGCGGTCAAGCCCTGCGCGATGGTTGGTATTACCAAGGCCAAAAACTGAGCAACGAGCCCGCCTAAGTTGTCAAAAACGCCTATAACAAAGTCAATCAAAACGGGAACCGTATTTATAAGGGCCTCAACTATTGCAATTAAAATCTGAATTGCGGCGCCGACCAACTTTTCGACGTTCTCCGGGCTGGTCAATGCCAGGGCCACGTCTGATATGATCTTAACCACGGCGGGCAAAAGGACCGGCAAAAGCTCAGCCAACTGGCCCGCGATCTGACTTACGAGGCTAATTATTCCATTTACAAAGTTTGTTACATTGTCGCCGCTTGATAACCATGTTATTAGCTGGCTGATTAAACCCAAAAGCCCCTGCGTAATAACTGGCAAAGCCTCAAAAAGCGCCGTTATTATGCCCTGGATTCCCGTTATAATCTGGGGCATGATCTGGGGCAGCATCGTTGTTATTGTCGTGATTGCCTGAACTATTACACTAAAAATTGTTGACACGAGCTCGGGTAACATAGGCCCAAAGCCTGCCAGTAATGACGTAATAAGGGACTGCGCCAGCTTGAAAAACTGGGGCGCCAGTTTGGTAACGTTTGAAATAACATTTTGCAGGCCGCTTTCTATCTGTCCCAAGCCCTCGTCGTTGCCTGAGAAAACCGCCGCCAGTCCGTTGGTAACGTCGGTCAAGCCTGGCAAAAATTCCGCCATCATGCTGTTTTTAACGCCGCTAATTGTCTTTTTTAGGGTTGTCATGCTGTCATTAAAACCGGCCGAAGCGCTAACCGCCGCGTCGTCCATGACCATGCCGTACTCGTTCGCCTGGTCAATCGCGCCCGCGATTTCTTCGGCGGTCATATTAAAAAGGGGCGCCAGCTGTTGGCCTGAACGTCCTAAAAGATCGTTCGCCAGGGCCGCACGCTCCGCGGTGTCTTCCATATTAGAAAACCCAAGTATAACGCTTTTGAAAACGTCCTCGCGGCTCATGTTTGCCAGGTCGTCCATAGATAACCCAAGGGCCGCAAACATTCCCTGCGCCGCCTCGCTGCCGTTCTTGGCCGCGTCAAGCTGATTTGTTAGGGTTTTAATGCCTGCGCTCATATTATCCATTGAACTGCCCGCCAAGTTTAGCACGTAGTCGAGTTCCTGGTATGACTGAGCGCTCAAACCAAGGCGCTGGCTTTGTTTGTCGACCTGGTCTCCATAGGCGGCCACGTCTTTGGCCGCGCCCACGAATGCTTTACCGGTTGCAACTGCAGCCGCGGTTGCGCCAGCTATTGCCGCGCCTATTACTGCGGATCCCGTCTTAATAGCGCCCGCGAATTTTTCACCAAACGCGCTGCCGCTTTCGTCGCCTGCCTTTTCTGAGGCCTCTTTTGTAATGCTGCCAAGCTGTGATGAAATTTCACCCTGCGCGCCTGCCAGGTTTGGGACCAAGGTTATGGTCGCTTTTGCAACTTCAACCATGCCGCCGTCTGCCATTACTTTTTGCCCCCTTTCTTCTGTTTTCTTCTGTTTTCTATCCATGCCCGCAAGTCTTTAACCGGAAGGGCCCCCTTGCCGACCTTGCGTTCGTCTTTATCCTGCCCGGGTCTCGGGTATGGTTTTATTTTTTCTGCTATTTTCTTTTTAGAGTTCGCCGCGACTAAGTTTCTGTTAAGGACCTGCAAAAGGTCGTAAATGTCGGCGAGAATTTCGTTTGTTTTTTTGCGGGTTTCCCAGCCCGTCGCGTAGCCCAGTTCTTGGCCAATTGCTGATTCTGGGCCCACATGCTTTAAAAACGATTCGAAGGCGCCCCAGCTAAGGGCGCCCCCGATGTCGTTTACTTCGTAGCCGGTCCTGGTTAGGAGGTCATAGTTTAACGCCTCGCGGTGCTTTTCCGCGAATGTCGCGAGGCCGTATGTTTTCCCAGGCTCAGCCCGGTTGCCTTTGCCGTTTCTTCGCTCCACGCGTCAATGATCTGTTTAACAAGGCGCACCTGCAATTCATCCAGGGCGCCGGGCCACAAGTAGCCCTCAATATAGGCGCGCATTTTTTTAATGTCGCCCAGCTTTTCCAGCTCTTTGGTACTAAGTGAAGAACCCAGCGGTATCTTGTATGTCGTTTCATTTATTACGACTTCCAGGACTTCAACTTCCTGGGTATTTAAAACAATCTTAGGCATTATATTTTCCCCCTTAATGCGTTAAATTGTCTGGCCGTCGTCCTTGGCAAAAGTAAAGCTGTCGGACTCGATCGTTGCGTTCCATGTGATAGGGTCTGTCGGGCTCAGCGCGATATCGTCAAGGGTCGTAATTACACCGCTTTCCGTGCCGACCATGAGCAAATCGTCGCCATCCTTCATTAAGAATAAATAGGCCGCGGGCGGTGCTGATACACCGGACGCAACTTTTACGGATACAACGTTGCCGTGCTCAGCTGTTGCGGCTGTTTCGGTTACATTGTCGTCGCCAAAGATCGTTTTGAGCGTGTTGGCTGTTGTGTCAAGAAATGGCACCTTAATATTGCCGTTGTCGTCTGAACTGATAACGCGAACGATTCTCTTGGCCCAGTTCTTCAAGGGTGTGGCGTCCTTGCCGACTCCCCATGTCAAGCCGTCCTCGCTTACGTCGCCGATAAGCTCCCAGTCTGCTGCAAGTGTAGCGCTCGGAGTGCTCGGTAAAGGGGTGTTTTCGGGGGCGCGGTATGCCATGCCAGTTGCAAGGCCGACGCCCATGTTTGCTTTGTTTGTAGCCATCGTTTTTTATCCTTTCTGTTGTATTGTGATATTTTCGCGGTGTGCGTAAACTAGGGCCGTAATTGTCCGCATTTTAAGCTCGGGTCTTACGGGGTCCGTTCGCCAGTTCGCCAGGGCGTTAATTTGTGTAAATCTCAGCGCCCCAGTTTGCTGGGCTGATACTTCAAGCAACGCCCCAAGGGCATTGCGCGCCAGTTCGTCCGCCTCTGCGTCCGTCTCGGCCCTGGCGTCTATTGCCACCGTGAATGTATCAATATTGTTTTTTGTGTTTCCGCCTGCCGCGGTAACAAGTAAAGAAGGGACCGAAAAATCGGCGGGCAATGGTCTTACATAAACTGTAAAATAAGGATCCAGCGCGCGTCTGATTTCGTCCTCAATGTCAACGGGTCTTTTAATGTTCATGAGTTAATGGCCCTCGTCAGTGCTTTTTCTTCGCTTTCGGCCTGGCTTGCTTTGGTGTCTTTTGCATAAACAAAAGCGCCCCAGCGTCCGCCGCCGTAGTTCATGTGTTTAACTTGAACGGCAAAGCCCTTGCCGCCTCGGTCGTTGTTTGCGTTTGCCTTTTCGCAGATTTTGTCGGCCTCAGTCTCGACGAGGTTTTTTACGCCGTCGCTTTCGAGAATTGCTTTAAACCCTGCGGAAATAAATTGAATGTTTACAACGTCCATAATTTACCCCGCGTGGCGTCGTAGCCTTATTTCGATATGATCTAAACGCAAGGCCGCGGGCTGTATCCTAACTTCGCCGTCTATCTCGTAGACCTGGCCGTTGTAGCTGATACGGTCCCCCGCTTTTACGTCTGCGTCTGGCGGTAAAAATAGTGTAAATTCATCAAGCAAACCCAAAACGCGCCCGTCCTGGCTAAGGCTGGTACTTGCGGGTTGCATGGAACACCCCGCGATTTCCTTTTCTTTTGCCGTGCTCCAGTCTGGGATGATCGACCCGCGGCTTTCTTTTGTCCCGGGCCTAATGCGTGTTACTGTGTCTTTGCAAAAACTCGGCAGCATGGTATCACCTCAGCCTTCTGGGCGGCGGCGGAAAACATGCCGCGCTCTTGTTGGCCCACAAGTCCAGCGAGTCTATTTTCTGCCTTTTAAGCCCCAGGGCTTTAAGATCGGAAGGCCACAATTTAATTGACCCGCTCGAATTAGGCAAACTAAAAGACTGTGAAACGCTGCCAGCGCTTTCGCTGTATGACGTTGCGGGCAATTGCTGGCCCGGTGTGTTCAATTCGCGCATGATAACGTCACAAACAACGCCGCGCGCAACGTCGGCCAAAGCCCTATAATCATATAAAACGCTTATAGGACCGCTCGGCGCGTCCGTGAATGTAATTTCATTACCTTCAACGGCGAACGCCTCAGGGGCCACGCTAGCGCCTTGTACGCGCACGCTAATAACTGCGTTAGGGGTATAGGTCAAATTAAACTCGGTTATAATGCCGTCCCCGGTGAACTCGTCAACGCAAGGGCAAAGCTCTGAACGCATGACCATTTCGTCAAAGTCGCGGCCCGTCTTTTTTGCCTCGTAACGTATTAAAGAAGACACAACGGGCAAAAGGGCCTCGGCTCTTTCCTGCTCGGCGTTAGTCAACGGCCTTTTCAATTTCTGTATATCTTCGACGGTCGCATAGTTTGACACTTTTTTGCACCTCTTTACTTCTTAGACTTTCGTCCCGGTTTCTTTTTGACGGGCTCAGCGTCAACGGATGATTCGGGCTCGGCCTTCTCAGGCTCGGAAATAGGAGCGGCGGGTTTTGCCCCGCCGCCTATTTTTTCCCAAGGTCCTTTTAATTCGCTGTTAACGTCAATAATTGCGCCGGTGTTCTTGTTACGGAACCGCACGGGCTTATTCCTCAATTCTTGCGAATGCTGCGCCGTCAAGAATTGCCCAGCCGATCCACGCCTCAGTTCTGAGGTAGACCTGGTTGTAGCCCTTCAAGTCCTTGCCGCTGTTGTCGGGATCGCCGTATTCGATAACCTCGAGGTCAATTTTGTCGGCGTAGCCCCACTTGAACGCGCCGCGGAAGTCGCCCATATAGCCGTGCTTTCCGGTTACGGCTGAAACTGTGCTGTTAACGTCTGCGTCTACTCCATGAATGCTGCCAGGGTTTGCGCCCCATGCAAGCTCGGGGTACTGCTTAACGCCGTTAACTGTGATTTTTGAAAGCGCGCCTGAAAATGTCTTATCAATAGCCAGGCCAGTAAAATCATTATCACCCAAAGCTGTAACGCCGGACTCGATGTTACCTTCGGGGTCGGGCGTGGTGGGGTTGTATGTGATCGCCGTTACTGCAGTGTTTGTATCAAGTGAATTTGTACCGATAACCGTTGCGGCGGTGCCAGTCTTAGGGTTAACGCCGTGCATGACCATGATGTCAAGGCCGCGGGCAACCTTTCTTGAAAAGCCCTCCGAGAACGCTCTGAGGATCTCAATCTGCTTTTCGTCGCTGGCCTTCGTGAACTCATTGCTTACACGCTGGCCGTATTCAATCTTAACCGGGACAATGCTGACGATAGGGTTGGAGCCTGTGTGTTCTGCCTTTGCTCCGCCTTCTGCAACGATGTTAACTTCGCCGTCAAGGCTAAATGTCATAAGGTCGGAACCTGTGAACGCGATTGGGATCTGGTCTGAAAGTTTAGCGATTGAGCTGTGGCCCTTTGCTTTCAAAAATACTTCGCGGATGAGTTCGTGCGGAAACTGTGCTGCTGTGAATGCCATGTTTGTTTTCTCCTTTTTTATTCGTTTTTGATTGATTTAAGCACGGCGCGAAAACTTGCGTCCTTGTCGTCGCCGTTGCTCTGATCCATGTTTTTGGTAGGCAGGGTTGTGTGTCCGGTGCCTACTAGCTTTTTGAGGGCCTCAGCGTCGGCGCGGATTTCCTTTTCGTCGTTTCCGCTGATACGCTCGACCCACTCGTAACTAAGGCCAAGCTCACGGGCTACCCGGCTTTTTAACGCTGCCGTCTCGTATGCTTTGTTTTTTGCCGTGAGTTCTTCAATTTTTGCGGCGTCGCCTTCGTGGGCCTTCTTGTAGTCGTCAAAGCCTTTCTGCTGCTCTGCTAATGCCTTCTTGTGGTCCTCAGGTGAAACAAAGCCTTCGTACCTCTTGTTTGCGGCCTCGCGCTCGCGTTCGAGTCGGTTTGTGATGATCTTGTCCAGCTCCTCTTGGCTTTCTATTGCCTTAAAATCTGCCATGTTTACTTTCTCCTTTCCCGATTTTCCGTTCGGTAACGTAGTTAATAACTTACGCGCTGGCGCTTGGCCTCTTTGCCTTGTGCGCACGCGTGAGTTGCTAAAATAATGGACTCCACGAGGGCGACCTCTATGTCGTCGTCGAGGGTCTTGTATCCATACCCGCCGCCGCTGCCAATTGCTCGGTGTTGGCAATTTGTAACACTTTGACGCAGGCCAGGTTGCCCGCTGTGGCAAATTGTTTTATTAGCGATTGCGGTTTCAAAGTCGCTTGCGGCTTGTATTACCTCTTTGACTGTCGCGGCCTTAATTCCTTTAATTTTTTGTTCTTTGCTTTCGCGCATGAACGTTTCCAGGCCGCTGGCGCCGTCAACTAGCACGCCCGCGGGTTTTACTTTCATTAAGAAATTAAGCGCCCAGGCGTTGCCGTCTCTTTGGTTTCTGCAGTCTATGCTTTCAACAAAAACGCGCCCGTCCTGAGTTTTTACTGCCACGCTGAGGCATGTGTTGGCGCCGTCTCGGCCAAACTTCACGCCCGCGAAGACTGGCCCGGCAAACTTTGGCAATTTTTCAACCTTCAAGGCGTCCCACTCGGGGGCGCTGATTGCGCTTTGCTGGTTGTACTTTATCCAAAGCCCAAGGCGTTGAATGTTAAAGTCTAGGTCGTCGCCGTTTATTTCATCCTGCACGGTCCTTTCGGTTAAGATCGTGCCAAGGCTCGGGCTTGTTAAGTACCAGGCCGCCTTGTCTTTTACGTCGGTTTTGTGGTCAACTGACCATTCAGCCCAGCCGCCGTTTATAGATTCGCCGCGCAATGTCTTGTCGCGGTAATTTCTGAAAACGTCGCCGCCGCTGACCGCCGTTGGCGGGGTGCCGCACATAAGGGTCTGCGGGTTTTTCGAACTGGAAACAACGTAATTTAACGCCGTTTGTTGCGCCTGGGTGTATTCCTGGGCCTCGTCTATAACTAAAAGGTCATAGCCTGAGCCCAGCGCCCCGGAGCTGGTCCTTGTTCGAAAATCTATCACGCCGCCGCCTGGCATCTTTATTTGCTCTTTGCCGTAGGCTTTGTAACTGCTGGCGGGCCTGACCCCTATTTCTTCAAGGCGATTTTTAAGCCTTTCCCACGCGATGTGGGCTGTGTCGGTCAAGTGGGCCGTATGCAGGATCCTTTCGCCGTTGAAAAGGCCCCAGAGCTCGCGCTGTGTCAAAATTTCGGTTTTGCCGTTTCGTCTCGGGACTGAGTAGCCAAACTTTGTATGCACCCAAAGCCCGTCGGGCGTTGTTGCCATGATGTCGTTTAACATGAGGGCCTGCCACTCCTGGCAAACATTGCCGCTCATGTCGTAAAGTTGGCGCGCCTCGTCGCCGCGTGACTCGGTGTATGGTATTACTACGGATTGCGTCGGGATCTGATTTCCCGACTTAATCATGTGTTAATTTGCCCCCTTTCGGTCCTGCTCGCGTTCTCATGTCTTCGACCTCATTTCTTATAATTGTTTACGTCCTCGCGATATAAAAGCCCGTTGCGCTCAGTAAAGAACGCAATAGTGCAGCGGCAATTATCATGGCGCCGCCAAACGTCGTCGCCTGCGCTTACTTCGTTGTAGTCATATATTCCCGCCAGGTCTTGGCACCAAGGGCACGCGCCCGCCTCTGTGGCCCGCACAATGTAGGTGCGGATTCCAGCGTTTGAAATGACCTCGCCGTTGTCCCTGATAGCGTCGTCGACCACGTTTTGCGAAAAGTTGCCCAGCTGGTCGTAAAAGCTGGCCTCAATGTTTTTGAACTCGGGGTTGTTCCTGAGTTCGTCAACTATGCCCCAGGCTCGGTTGCTGTCAAACTCAGGCGCCTGGAACTTAATGCCAAGCCCCGCGTCCTTATTTAGCGCCGTTTGTACGTTTTCGCATGCGTAAACGACCATGCTATGATCTAGGCCCAGGCTCTTGGGTATTAGGTTTTCTATGTCCCACTCGCTGATGTTTTCAACCGGTGCCCGTTTCCTCAGGACCTTGGCCAAGTTGTCGCCAACTCTGGCGGCGTATTCGCTGGCCATGGTATATGTCCCTCGCCCTGCCTCAATCTCATTTATTAAATAGGTGGCCCGTTTGTCGTTTCTCAGGGCCTCCAGGAAGGGCTCTTTTATGTCTTCATAAGTTAGCGGCATATTATTCAATTCCTGTCAATCTGCGCATTTTGTCCTCGTCTATGTAGCCGCCTTCTCTTAACGCCTGGTTAAGTTTGAGAACGCCGTCGCCAAGTAAACCAAGGGCGGCCGCGTCTGGCTCGAAGATCGGGCGCCAAGTTGCGCGCGTCTTGAAAACTTCCTCGCGCTTATAGTCCGCGTCGTCTCGGATGATCGCGCCAAGGTAGCCCACGTTCTTAAAACCAACGCCAAAACAACGCTGGGCCTTTGCGGCTGTTAGCCTCAGGCCTTCGTGCGCCGCTTTTATTGCCTCAGCGCTCGAAGGATTCGACGTTACAAAGCCCAGGTCGTCAAGGGTGAGCCCCGTTTCTCCGGCAAACATGGATGCCAAGCCTTTAAGCTGTGCAACGTGCGGCTCCATGCTGCCCTGCTGGAACTGGCCCAGCGTCGGGCGGTCGCCGTCTTCGTCTTTGGTGAACTGCAAAAGGGCGCTCATGCTGGCCTGCCAGCTGTTTAACAACTCAGCGTCCTGGGCCAAGCCCGTGGCGTATTTCTGCGGGTAGCTGTAAAACTCGGCCGATATTTCGGTCCTTTTAAGCGTTCGCATTGCGGATCTTGTGTAGTCCATGCAGGCCCGCGTTATTCTTGAATGACCGAAGGGCCTTTTTGCGTCTGGCTTGTATATGATCGGGACCAGCGCGCAATATTTTGACGAGTTGAAAGTTTCAACCGCGATGGGGTCAACCTTGCCAACTTCGTAAACCTCAGTACGGCCCGGGGTAAAATATGCGAATGTCTCGACCTCGTTGTCCTTGTTTCTGCTAAGGACCGCGTACCCCTCAGTCAATAGCTTTGTAAAGTCGTCTATTTTTCCCGTGGCGTTTGTGCCGTCTATGATCTGAAAACGGACGCGGCCTTTTTCTTCGCCTCTGGATATATAAACAAAGTCGCAGGCTGTAATGAGCGCGCCCAGGATTGCGTCGTCGTAAAAAATATCGGGGTTGTTCTGGTTGAAAAGTTCAACGAAGTTAAAATTATCGTTTTCGAAGGTGTCAAACTGCAAGCGGTCCGCCAGTCCGTCGACGGCCTTTGTACACCATCCATTTACCGCGCCAAACCACTGCAAACCCTCAGGCGTTGAAATACCCAGGTCCCTGGCCTTCTGCTTTTGCTCGTAGTATTCATAACGCAAAAGCGCGCGACTTCTTTTTAATTTTAGTTGTTTGCTTAAATGGTCAATGCTCATTTTTTGCGCCCTCTTATTTTCTCCATGATCTCAGCCTCGGTCGGGCCGCTGTCGGCGTCTTCGCCGTCTATCTGTTCAAAAATTTTGTGCATGGTCTGTATTGTCTGAATGCGGACCGCGTGGTTTACGCTGTCGTCGTCTCTGATTTGCCGCAGGGTCTTTATGTTCTTTTCGGTTTCTGCGGGGTCCGTGTCGCCGATTAGTTTCTGCATGGTTTGAATTGCCTGAACTCTAACCGCTGGCACGTTCGCCAGGTCGTCGCGGATCTCTTTTAGCGTCTCGATGTTTTTCTTTTTGTCTTTGTCGCTTTTCATGGCTGCCCCGTCCCGGGTCTTCCGTACATTTTCTAAGTAGTGAAGGCGGGGGGAGTCTTTTACGCTCAGCGTTTGGGGTGGTATGCCCCCTATGCCTTAGCCTGGCCAACTTTTGACCAGTCGCAACTAAGCGGCAGGTCTTGGTTGCTGACCGCCTTTTCTTTAAGTTGCGGCGCGTAAAGTTTCGACGCCTTTTGTCGGTTGCATTGCAAGTGCGCCAGCTGTAAATTTTCCAGCGCCGCGGGATCTCCGCCTTTGCTAACCGGTACTATATGGTCAAGGGTTGCGCTCCATGGGTCTGGGAACTTTTTGTTAAAGTCCACGGGGCGTCCGCATATTCCGCAATTTGTTTGGCTGGCGTATATGATCTTTCGCGCCTTCTTGAATGTAGCCTCAGCCCATCCGCTTTGGTCCGGTCTTCTTTCACTTCTCCGCATTGTAATTTCTCCAATAAAAAAGGCAGGGCGCTTTGCTCTGCCTTTGATGTGAGGAAAAGAAAGAACCCGCCTGTTAAGGTCTTTTCTTACGTTTCCAAAATACCATATTTTTTAGTCTCATTTAGTCTCATTTTGTTGGCCCGCGATAAATTACAAGCATGCTCGGAAAAGGTGCCGCGTTCTTGCTGCCGCCAAACTTCAAACGGCCTTTTATAAATCTAACCTCGGCGCGGTTCAAAATATAATTGTGAAAATATCGCGTGTCGGTCCTGGCTGGTATGAGTAAAACCACGGTCGTGTTTGGCTGGTGCCCTTCTTGGTATGCCTTTTCTATCCATGCGGCCGCCTTGCTGTACGGCGGGTTGCAAAATAAAATCTGCCCTGCCCAGCTCTGGGCGATTCCGTCTTCTTTGGCTGTGTAATACTTTGGGGCTTTGTGGTTTTCCTCAGTTGCGCAAGGGTCAAGGGTAAAGCCAAACTCGGCGTTTAATTGCGCGAAAAATTCGGGGGGGGTGCTCCACTCGTCTGTTTTGTTGCTGAAAAATAAGTCGTTATTCATCCGCCTGGCCGTCCTTTTTCGTTTTAATTGCTCGGCGTGCTACTGCCTCGGGGATCTGGCCGTTTTTCATCCAGGCACCGCATATAGGGCAAAACGGGCTTTTTGGGTTTGTGTTGTATCCGGCGTTGCAATTATTGCATATATAACCGCCTATAAAAACATTTTCCAGCCACTCGCCTTGTGGTCTGTCGTTTTTTTGCTGCTGTGCCTCAGCTTTTCCCAGGCGGTAGCCTTCTTCGCTGGCGCGGTCGTGGATCTGCGTTAGTGTCAAGTTTTCCACGTTGTGATAGTTGCCGCGCTCGTCAATATAGTTTTTCTGTGGTTTCATGTCTATTTGTCCTCCTCTAACATTTCGAAGATTGAAAGTTGTGTTTTGTTCTCAGTGGGCTGGCGGTTTGATTCTTCGGCCTTGGGTTCCTGGCCTATGGGGTCAAAGCGCCAGTACGGCGGCGTGCCCTTTTCTAAACATGACTTGCACGGCTCGGTCAATGTGTCGAGGTCTCCGTGTTTGCAACTGTAACAACTTATCAAGGCTGGCCTCCTTTTGCGTATTGCTCAGGGATCCATATTTCGCAGATATTGTGGCCCGTCTGAACTTTCAGATCATTGGCCAAAAGATTGCGGCCGCGCTTTGCGTCGTTTTCTGTCTTGAATATAAGAAGGGTCCCGCGTGGCGGCATTGGATGTATTCCCAAAAAGCCGTCCAGTTTTTTGCAATAATTCAAGAGCTTTTTTGTGTCCCTCAGCTCTTTGGGTTTCATTGTCCCGGGCAAAGTTCCCGCCAGGTTTGGCACCGCGACTGTGTATGCCTTAACCTCAGGATACGGCACGGGACGGTCTGTCTGGATGTCTTTGTTCTCGGGCCAGCTGTGTTCGTAATGTTTAGCCATTGTTTATTGTCCTTTCTAGGGCTTTAAGGTGCCCCGCTGATTTCTTCAAGTGCTGCGCGATTCTGTGGTACTCTTTGGCATGATCGCCGCCGCGCTTGCTGATGTTCTCGCAATGCCTGGCCACGCCAAGGACTAAGTCGGCGTCCGTCTTATAATTTGCGGCGTTCAAAAACTCTTTTATTATTTGTGTTTTGCCGTTTCGCCTTCCAACAAAAACAAGTTCATTTGGCACGCCGTCTGTCATGCAGTAGCGGATGTCGCTTTCGGTCTTCATGTCTTGCCGCCTTTCTTATTGTTGCCGATATACGCCAGCACTAAGACTGTGAGGCAAATTATCGCCGTAATAATGATCGCTTTCATATTTATTCCTCCCGTTTGTTATCGCTGCCGCAATATGTGCAATATTTGCCCGGGTAGTGGTTTGTCTTTTGACACTCTGAGCAAACAAGCATCGGGTGCGGCAATGGGTAGTCCTCGCGGTCCATGGGTTCCCAGTGGCCCTGCCCTGTCTTCTCGTAGGTGTGCTCATTGCGCTGGCCGTCTATGAGGGTTATTGTGTCGGCGTCGCTCAGGTCTGAGCCCTCAGTTAAGAAAACGTGGCCGCCGCTTACAAGTGCGGCCGTTATGTCTTCACGTGCCTGGCGGTAGCCCTCGGCCCTGGCTTCCATTTCCTGCCAGTGCTGGAGCTTTTCTTGTGGCGTTTTTGGTGTGTTCATGTTTTGCCCCCTTTGTCTTCGTTCTCAGCTTTCGCAATGATCTGGCGGTCTTCTTCGCGTTCTCCCTGGTAGTCATAGAAGGCAGCCAAGTCTTCGGCGTCGTTCATTTCCACATGTTCTTCAAAATTCCTCATTTTTTATGTCTCCTTCCTGCGGCTTTTTCATCCTGGCGCCGCAAACTTCGCAAAAGTTGCTCGGGCCCAAGCGCTTGGCGCGTTCGAATCCGCAATTGTCGCAGCGCAATTTCTTGGTGAATAACTCGGCGCCGTTCCCGTAGGTCTTGTTATATTCGACGTAAACCCACGCGGCTGTTGGTCTTATCAATTCCAAAAATGCGGCCCTAGCCTCTGGCGCGATCTTCATGTTTTGGGTTGTTGTATTCATGCGGGCCTCCTTATATGATCTTTTTGGCCTGTAATACCTTGGCCAATTCTTCCAGCATTTTGAGGTGAAGACGGAAAACCTGGGCGCGGCTGTAATGATTAAGTTTCACAACGTCGTCCCAGCCCAGGCGGTCCACGTATCTGTTTATTGCGATTGATTCAAGGACCGGGTCGCGCATTTGCTTAATGATCTGGCGCGACTTGGTCATTTCCTTAATGAGCTGCAGCTGCTCTTTTTCTACAAGTGCCCGCTGGTCTGAATAGCTCAGGAGGTCGTCTTCTTTTCTTTTCCTGGCTGCCTCGCGGTCCACGCTGGCGCCGTCGCTTTCATACTTGGCCACGGCGCTGTTAACGCGGCCCGCTAAAATCTCTAACATTCTGGCGTCCGCCTCAACCTTTAACGCGAATTTATGCGCACGGCGTAACCATTGCTTTGCCTTGTAACATTCGTCGGTCATGTTCTCTTTTCCTTTCCTCAGCTTATAAAATGTCAAATAGTGAATATTGGCGAAAAGCCAGGTCCACGCCTTGCCAGCTCCGGTTCTGGTTTGTCTTGATGTTTGTAAACAACTTTTCTTGTGATTCGGCTCTAAAACCCATTGAAAGTTTGCGAACGCTTGAAAGTTCCACAAAGTCGCACGGCATCCAATACTCAGATATAAAAATATTGTTTTGCTTTCTGGCCCACTCGTAAAACCTCGGGTGCTCGAAGCCGCTGTATTGCGCGCAGTCGGTGTCCTTGTATGGTATATCGCAATAGATGACCGCGCCCTTCGGGATCTCGACTTGCTGATAATCTACGCCGTAAATTTGCAAATTATCCAAAACGCCCAGGGCTGCCAGGCTTTCAAGCCGTTCAATTCTTTCAAGTGATTCACGCGTCGGCAGGCGCTCTGGGTCCATGCTTTCAAGGTTTATAATTTTTTGCATTTTGGCAAAGTCTGACCACAAGGACTTCAAGCCGCGCACGTTGTCGTAGTCTTGGTCAAGCCCCGGCATGATCTCCTGCAGCTTGGCGTATGCCTCGCGCGTCGGAAATGCCCACTGCGATTTTCCAAAATAGTGGCCACTCATGCCAGCGGTCCCAAGGTGTCGGTCTACGTCGGCACCCGTAACGCCTGCGGCGTCCCTGGCTTGTATTAAATAGTTTCTTAACTTTTCGCTTTCTTCGGCTATTTGCTCAGCTAGGCGGCCCTGCTCAACTTCGAGCGAAGTTGTCAATTTTAAAACGTTGGTTTTATACCAGCCTATGTACTTGGCCTTGTATTCCTCAGCGTGTGCCAGTATGTCCTCGCGGCTGCCGTCTGAATTTATGCCAAAGATCGCCAGCGGGCCGCGGTCGTCAAGTACGCGGGCAAAGTGTAAAGCACGGCGCCAGGGCTCAATCTCCTGGGCGTAGGCGTAATTTTCGCCGCCGTTGCCAAAGCTATAACAAAGATTCACCC